CTTTTATGTATCGCACTCATAACTTTTGTTCCACGCTCAATTAATGCTAATGTAGTTCCAACAGGATTTTGTTCATTACCTTCTCCCATTTTCATATCAGCAATCGCAGCGAAAGATTTTCCTGCGTCAACCGCAAAGCCCAACAAAGCAAATAATACTTGTGATGGCTCCTTGTATGGAAGTGGTAATAAAGATTCCTTTATTGACTGTCCTGTAACATCAACATCTCGAAACTCTCCTGGCTGCAAAGGCTCGTCATGGTCGCGTATACGCATGCCACGTGCCTTGAAACCTGCTGGCAGATTGGCAAGAGTACCTGCATCAATTAACTGCCGCAAAACACTTGTTGCAGTTCTTGACAACCCACCTAGCATATGTATCAGACCAAAGCCGTAAAAGCCTAGTCCTGGGAGGAATTTGTAGTGTACAAAATAATCATTCTTCGCAAAGTTTGGATCCCCTTGCTTCCAGTTTCTTCTTATGGATAGGATTTCCTGCGAATACTGATCTATTGAAACTACGTATGGTAATTTAACACCTGATGTATCTTCAAATCCTGGAACATCCGCATTGACGTGCATCTCAAGTATGACATGCTCATCATCGCCGGATGCATGATTCTTTTCTGTTCCTTGCAGTTCATCAATTTTATCAACAACATCATTCGTATCAACATTTCCAGTTGGGAGCTCAATGTCACGGTAAAACTTGCTTAACTGCTGTTTTCTAACGTCATTGCCGCTGCATTTTATGAGATGCGTCACGCGGTCAGCACTTGAAAGATCAGTTGCCATGTAATTGATTACTAAATCCTCTCCGGCAACAAATTTTGCCGTAGCGCGTTTTAGCAATCCATCATAGTAAACTTTCTTGAATGCTGATCCAGCTAGTGGAAGATAAAATAACAGTTGATCCATGTCCGGATCATACTCCGTCATCACGTCAGTGATTTGATAATTCATGAAATCTTTAACTCTTTTCGCCTGATCCTCCACTTCAGGAGTGGACAATCCTATGACTTGGCATCTCACGGGGCCGCTTGGGGGGAGAAGTTCCTTATACGCTTGGGCTTGAAACTGTGTAACAGATTCAGCGAGTAAGGGATGAACGACCCCGGATGCACCTTCGAACGGCTGTGTGCGGTCTTCATACTTGAATCCCAGCATATCAAGGCCTTTGATATAGGTATCTTCCCAATCCTTCCTTGAATCACGATCCGATTCGAATTCTGCTAGTAGATCCGAAGCGAATCTACTTAATTCATTTTCTTCAATGTATTCTGCTAAATTTGCATCATGTGGTATGTTGCTTGTATCTAATGGAGCGTTAGGGTCCAAATTAATATCAGCACCACCGTCTTCGGTGATTTCAACATTAGCTTCTTCCTGCATTTTATCAGGCTCTAATTGCACCTCTTCGCCAGTAGGTTCTATTTCTAGAGCACCTGTGAGCGCCTCTAGCGCTTTATCTATGTTGTTCTTGTTATCAGCCATTTACGACCATTCCCCCTTTCTTGTAGATAGGTGTCCCTTTTTTCACGGTTTCTCTTGATGCATCATCCAGCCAAATCATTGGAACTTCCCATCCTCTTCCTTCACCATCTATTATAGCAGTTTTAATAAATTTTGCACCACTTTTTTTAGCCGCCTTTTTCATGGCACCCTCCGCCATTGGACCGTAGGCTATAATGTTTCCTCTGTAGTCTCTACCTCCATGTGTCACATTTCTATTTTTTATTGCAGCACTTGAAATAGTTACTCCGTCATATCCACCTTCCTGTGCAACTTTAGTTGCATATTTCATGACAAACTCGTTATAGTCTTCCGTTTTACTAAAAGGACCCATTGGAACACCACTATGATCACCTTCCGCCATTTTAGCTTTTTTATCCTCAATTATTTTCCTTATTTTAATACGTTCCTTATTAAGTCTATTTAATCTTATTTGTTTTTTCTTAGTCATGGGCCCTGCCTGTATTTCATCTATTTTAGCTAAAATTAATCCCATTTGCTCCTCGTTTGCTTTATCTATAGGTTCTGTAATCAAATCCCCACGTGGTGCGTATTTAGATTCTGCTAACTCTTTTTTAGATACTTTTTGACCTTCTGCTAATTTCCTTTTAATCGCTCTTTGTTTTCTATTCATCGCTTGGTGCATATCAGCTTGTATTTCTTCTATGTGAAGTACTCTTCTACCAAATTCATCAGTTCTATCGGACATACGCACGTGCATAAAACCACCCATTGTATCTTTATCAGCTAAACCTGTAAAATGTTCAGGAGCACCTTGTTTCTTTGCAACTTCTTTGTACGTCATATACGGCTCAGTTTCACGAAGTGATCCTTTTGGATGTTTGTATTTAAATACAAATTCACGGTAATTCTCGCCGCCACTTAATGTTTGTGTGCCCTTATACTGCGGTCCTCTTGCGTATTCATCAAAGCCAGCTAATCTTGTTTTTGTAACTGATGATATATCTTGTAAGATCTTTTTTAATTCAAATGGAAACTTTTGCGGAAAACCTTCTCTAATTGACTTTGCAACACCTGTATTATTTAAAACTGAACCCTCAATTGCATCAATTATTTTACTAACTGCTTCTTGATTATTGTTTTCAATCGCTTCTTTTAATGGCATTCCTGCATTACGTATTGACTGTAGAACATTCTTTACTGGTCCAGGACGATATGCTTGCATGTCATATTTCATTATTTGATTGTAAATTTTTCCTGCATCTTCACTGCTGCCACCAAGCGCTACAACATCTATTTCTGGTGCTAACTTACCATCAAAGTCTTTTACTAGTTGCTCTTTTGTCACTGTTTTATTCCCCATTTTTGAAAGATGTGGTGCTAGTCCTGTGTCATTTAATTCCATGTGCTTTATAATTGGAAATCCTTTTGGATTCAGTATGCCGTGCTTTCCAATCTGTAAATACTGCAGCCATTGTTTTCCTGTCATGGCCTCGGATGGCGCTCCAATAATCTTTTCCCTTGAACCCCAGAACATCGCACCTGGTTTCTCTGGTGGTATTTCCTTTCCTACCATGCCAAGATTTACTTCCGGTGCTGGTTCCCATGCACCTTCCGCTGTCTTTGGAGGTCTTTTTCCAAATATCTTAAACGTTGATGCGTCCTGTGTTCTCAGTTTTGCAAGGTCTTTTAAAGCGATTTGCGCGCCCTCAAGTGTTTGAAATTCCCTGTCCAATATTCTAACTCCGGATTCATCCGTTACCGTGTATGGTCCTTTCGGAGGCGTGTACATGTCAGCCCTAACCCTACTCAGATCCGGACCCTTTCCTGTAATCTTGGGTCTGTAGTCAGTCAGTTTACCCACGACCTTAGGCGCGAAGAGCTTCTTAACCAGTCCGCCGCCCATGAATTTCTGCGGGTTGGCCCTTATCTCCTTTATCGCGTCTTCAACGGTGTACGGTTTTTCTACCGTGCCACCTTGATTCCATTTCTTATTAGGCGATATATTCCAAAAAGAATGCGGACCTTCGTGTTTGAATTTTGAAGGAGAATACTCCCAATATTTATTGGCATAATTTGTTCCTTTGTATGGATCAGTATATTTATATGGATCCAAGTCAAACATCGTAGCACCTTGAGTAAAATCATCAACTTCACCTTTTAAAATTTGTGCGGCATAGTCATAATATGGATTGCCTTTCTTCATATCAACATCCCAGAAGTTAAGATTCTTTTCACTGCGAAAAGGAGTGAATTGTCCTTGACCAGCAAGAACTCTTTTTATGGGGGATAAATTTCTGTTTTCATGCAGACCATAAGTGCTTCCAGGTCCTTTATAACTAGCCCTGTTTTGAATTACATGTCCAATTGCCTGTGCGTCTCTAAGGTTTCCTCCACCACCGGATGAACTTTCAGCGTGCATCATTCTCGCCATCGCTTCCACGTCACTCATGTTTCTTAACCTAGTCATACGTCTATTTTCAGTTGCAGCTCGTGCCGTTTCTTCAAACGGATTTACTGATCCACCACTTCTATATCCATGCATGCCGTGTCCTCCACGGAATTGTTC